ATTTCCTGTTGATGAATTTGGAAGACTAGGGGGCATGTATAGTCTAGTGGATCTTCCAATTTCTGGTGAAAAGGTATTGCAGAGATTAGGAGTTGTATTTGCCAAAAATGAAGGAGAACGAATGTATCATGTTCGGGATAAAGAACACCCTGCGTGGAGTTTTTGGGTTCCTTATGGCGACGTTGATATTAATTTAGTTATTAAACCGGAACTACGATAATGGAAGGTCTATGGGCAGATTGGCAAGTAAAACAAATTGCTTCTGGTTATGCTACCAAACGACCTAGGTTGGATTGGTTTGATGACCCACATCATTATCAAACTTCATTAAAAAGTTGGGCACATTTATGTGCTCGTCAATTAACTCAATTAGACCTTGAAGAACGTCAAATGATTATTTTTTTGTATCATTTAGGATTTGAAAAGGATGATGTTTTACATTTTGATCCAAGTGCTAAAGATAGCGCTTCCAATGACTATAGTCCATCAGAACAGGAAAAGATATAATGGCTACAGATTTAGCAATGAGTATTGTTATAGCTACCATGGCTGTTATGGGTTTGCCTACCGATGATAGGGATTCTTTGGCAGAGATATATTGCGGTGCAGCAAATATCTATCACGAATCCCGTGGCCAACCAGACTTGGGTATGATTGCTGTAGCACAGGTGGTTCGTAATAGAGTAAAAGATTCTCGATTTCCAAATACAGTATGTGATGTTGTATATCAAGATAATCAGTTTAGTTGGGTTAATGATGGAATATCTAATTATCCCAAATTGAATAATACAATTGAGAGAGAAAGTTTTATAAAATCTGCATGGGTACATATTATTGCTAGTGACCATGAAGATATAACAAATGGTGCTACGCACTATCACAATATAAACATCAAGCCTTCCTGGTCTTGGCCGATGACTATAACAGCAATTATTAAAGACCATATTTTTTATACAGATAAATAGGAAACGTAATGAAAAATAAAATTTTAAGTACAGTAATCATGTTGAGTTTGGCTACAAGTGTTAGTGCTTGTCAATCAACTGGAATAACTCCGCAACAACAGGCCCAAGTCGGCGGTGCTTTATTGGGAGGCCTTCTAGGTTACGGACTTGGTAAAGGTCATAAAGGTAAGAATAAAGCTATTCTGGGTGGTGTGATTGCAGGTGCTATTGCAGGAGATTTTATTGGACAAAAATTGAGTGCTGCTTCACAACAGGCACACACTAAAACAGTTGCCCATACTTTAGAGTATAGTCCCACGGGTACAGCAAATAGTTGGAATAATCCTGATGCTTACCAATCGGAACAGGGACGAGTACAAGTGACCAAATCTTATCAACAGCCTCGCCAATTGGGTCAATATGAAGGACGATATTGTCGTGAGTTTATCCAAGAAATTCGTGTGGGCAATCAAGTACAACAGGGTTATGGGACCGCATGTCGGCAACCAGATGGCTCATGGGAGATGATAAAATAAGATGCCAAGTTATAGAATGATTAATCCCGACACCGCAGAGGTAGAGACACATATGGTGACTATTGCTGATATGCAAGCTCTGAAAACACAGGGTTTTGTACCTGTGTTTGAGTCGGGGGCTGGTGGCATTATTTCAGGTAGAGACCATGCCGGCATGGGCGGCGGACATGGTACATCTGAAGGTTGGAAAGATGTGTTAAGAAATATTAAACACACAAATCCTAAGTCAGATATTGACATTTAAGATATCATTAAAAATAAATACCTCCTATACACTATAGGAGGATTATTTTGTCAAGTAAAAAGAAAATGTATATTACCGCTCAAAATTTAGTATCTATTTCACCAATAGGTCCTGCACAAGAAAAGGCTTTTAAATCATTAGAAGCAAATAAAAATCTGTTTCTAACAGGTTCAGCAGGCACTGGTAAAACTTTTATTTTATTATATTGGGCACTAAAAGAAGTATTGGATAAATCGTGTCCTTATGAAAAAGTTATTATAGTAAGGTCCCTTTTACCGTCTAGAGATATTGGATTCTTGCCAGGCACTTTAGAAGAAAAATCCAATCTCTATCAAGATCCTTATAGGATTCTTGTAAGGTATCTTTTTGAGATGCCATCAGAACAAGCATTCACAGACCTTTACGATAAATTACAAGCACAAGGGTCATTAGAATTTTACAGCACCTCGTTTCTACGGGGTCAGACATTTGACCGCAGTATAATTATTGTGGATGAATCAGAAAATTTATTATTCCAAGAATTAGACACTATTATGACCCGTGTAGGTCAAGATAGTAAAATACATTTTTCAGGAGATCCCACACAAACGGATTTAAGAAAACATAATGGTGACCGAGATGGTTATCATAATTTCCAAGTTATTTTGGACACAATGAGTGAGTTTGAAGTAGTAGAGTTTGATATCGGTGATATCATACGGAGTGGTTTAGTAAGATCCTATTTGATTGCTAAACACAATATTGGTTTACAAGACCAAAATTAAAAGGAGTAGTATATAATGAATAGTGTTGAATTCCCTGAGCTTGTTGTACATAATATTGGTGGTATGCGTTTTTATGAAGCGCCAGATGGCAATAAATATCCATCTATCACTACTGTTCTAGGTAAACAACCTGGTAAACAGAAAGGGTTGCAAGAATGGCGTGAGCGTATTGGGGAACAACAAGCTCGTATTGTGTCTGGTAAGGCTGCTCGTCGTGGTACTGCCTTTCATAATATGTGTGAAGATATGTTTACATTGACCGACTTTGAATTCAGTACTAAGTTGGAAGAAGAACATAAACAAAAGAATTTTCTTGCATATTGTATGTTTAAAGAAATGAAACCTTATTTTGATGAGAAGATTAAGAACAAACCATTACTGATGGAACAAAGTATGTATTCACCAAAATACCAAGTTGCCGGTCGTTGTGACTTTATTGGTGTGTATGGTGATACTTTAGCAGTTGTAGATTTTAAAACTACCACAACACCAAAGAAGGAAGAATGGATAGAAGACTATTTTGTCCAATGCACAGCTTATGCATCAATGTATGAAGAACATACAGGCGACCAGATTGAAGATATTGTTATTATGATGGTTGCTGAAGATGGTCAAGTACAGATATTTGAAAAGAAGACCAAAGATTATTTACCAACATTGGAACAATATATGGATGATTTTTATACTAATTTAGATGTAGATACTTTAGTAGCATAAAAGATTGACTTGCTGTAATTTTTATGATATACTTAAACTAGTAAAGGAGATAAAGTAATATGAAAAAGTTAGTACCACTAGCTGCCTTATTGGTAGCAACCTCGGTAAGTGCCGGGGATTTTGATACAGTTGATGTTAAGCTGTCTGCAACTTCTAACGATTGGACCATTGAACATGTTGTTGATGGAACAGACGTTAAAGTTAAGAGAGCTTTCTCACTGTTGGGAAGTGAAACTTCCTCTGGTATTCCTATGTCAGTAGCTTGGGCTGCTACAGATGGAACCAGTACCGTTTCAGCATCTGCTGGTATCGAAGTGTTGGGCCTTGGACTCACCGAGACTGTTAGTTGGTCAGAAGGTGGCGATTGGGCTACTGAAGTTGAAGCCGCATATTCTATGTTTGGTGTTGATATGACCGTTACACCGTCATTTGACCTAGACGAAATGGAGTATGATGGCATTGAGTTTGGTGCCAGTTATGACGTTGCTATTGGCGACCGACTAACCATTACACCATCAGTTACCGCACCGTGGGACGAAGATGGCGACCGTTCTGACATCAGCACGATGTTGAAAGTTAGCGTCACGTTCTAAGATAAATATGAATGTGGAATCTGATGACACTGAACCAGTATCCGGACAAGACGGGGGTGCGAATCCCCCCACCTCCACCATTAACTGGTCTGAGCGTAGAGTTAGATGGGGTCTGGGCGGATATTCCGTCCATGGCGTTACCACTTACTCAAACTCTGTACAGATTTTTAAACCAAACCCCGAATACGGGGGTGACTAGGTATCGATTGACGATGAGAAAATTCAGCCGAGGAAAACCACAACTACAGAAGCCAACGATGACTTCTATTATGAGGACTTTGCGCTAGCAGCGTAACACCTCACGGGGTTTTGGGACCTGTACCTTGTTATTAAAACAGGTCCCACTTAATTTTTATGAAAACAAAAATAGTGGTCCCTGCTTTGACCACCACACCCCCATATCACTGAAACAGGGATAGGTGATATACCTTTTATTTGAGTTTGTAGTATGAAATTATATGACTAAGAAAATAACACCTAAGAAATTTTCTCTACTAATTGAACAATTAGTTTTAACTAAACGATTAACACATTTTGAAGCCGTGATGTATTATTGTGAACAAAACAATCTTGAAGCACATACTATTATCAAATGGATAGATAAAGGAATGAGAGAGAAAATACAATCAAATGCGGAAGACCTTAACTATTTACCTAAGTCGAGTTCTTTGTTTTGAGTTTAATGAATGCTTACGAAACGTATCAACAGTACCTTGGATTAAAATTATATTTTGAAGGCAATTTTGATTACTTTAAATATAATGGCAAGACGAGTGCTTCTGTAACATCATTTGATAAACGAAAAGATAAATTTAAATTTATTAAATTATCTACCAAACTTAGTGATGACCAAATTATAGAATATTTTGTTTCCAATCTTATTAGCGGTAAGAAATATGTTGGTGATTTTGATATCAAAACTTGGCAGGCACATAAGAAAATAGTACAGAGTGTTGAATATAATTTTTCAAATGATATCGAAAAACTCTTGACAAATGTAGAAAGTTTTGATATACTATTCCAATGTGGTAATGGAAATCATCCGATACTATTGAAACAATATCTTGGTAAGAAGATAAAATTGGAGACGATGGTGATACTTGAAAGGTTGA